TACATGAGAAGTAATGGGACAGGTGATGAGTCAACAACTACGACAACAACTAATGATGGTGTTAAGAGACTAGTTTATAAAAAGAATGATGAATGAGGATGATATCATAAAATTTGGGGACTTCAATTACGAAGGTGAGGAAAAAGTAAAAACTCAAATAATTTTATCTCACACTTCAAGAGTTGCGGTGGACTATATTAATGGTCTAAAGTATCGTTATGGGAAAAAATATAACAAAGTACCAAACTACATAGTTACCCGTGATGGTAAGATTATAGAACTATTGGAACCAAAGAAATACTCCAAATATATAAAGGATGAAAACATATCTAAGAAGTCAATAATAGTTTCTTTAGAAAATTTAGGTTGGTTAGAAAAAGAACCATTAAAAAATAGATACATTAACTGGATTGGTAATATTTATAATGGAAAGGCTTTTGAACGTAAGTGGAGGGATTATTTTTTATGGCAACCATATACCCAAGTTCAAATTGATAGTACCGTACTAATATGTAAAAAACTAATGGAAGAATTTAACATTAGTAAAAAATGTGTGGGACATAACACTAAAGTAAATGGTGTAAATCAATTTGACGGTATTGTTACCAGAAGTAATTACACCACAGATGTTACGGATCTAAGTCCGGCATTTGATTTTGATTATTTTAAAAAAAATATAGAAGATGAATAGACACGATGAAATAAAAAATTTAATAGAGGCATCTAAAAAGTTATTAAATAAAAATTTGATAACTGAAGATATTAACCATATCCGAAAAAATCACGGATTAATATTGGAACAGGGTGAGGATGGACCAACTGAGGATCAACCTAAAGACTATGAAACTGCGGAAGATGGAATGGGGGATAAAGAAGAACAGGATGTTGTAAAAACCGACAAGTCAAAGGGTTATAGAATATCAGGTGGTATTATCGTTATTCACGGTAAAGATAAATCTGATTTACAATTAACATCAGACGATAAAAAGGCGTTCCAAGATACTATGGACGAGTTTGTTACTGAGGTTTCTGAGATTGTAGATTTCAATAAATTAAATTTATATCCCAACAATGTTGAGTGGTCAGGTAAAGTGACTGAATTAGACGTTGAGTTTTTCTATTCAATTGGTGAAACTAACGGTATATATATTAACGGTACAATGACTAAGATTGATGACGATTATTTGGAGTTTTTAAATAAGTTGAAACAATACTATGAAAAATTCAAATCTAAATGGTCTAAAGTAATTGCTGCAAGAAAGAAAACCCCGGAATCATGAGAAAGTTTATAAATGATAATTTTAAATATGTTTTAGTTGTTGTAGCAGCTATAGTAATATATTTTTTAATACTGAATCTAACAAAACCATCAAATGGAATGACAGAAGAAGATCTAAAAAAAATAGAACAAATAGATAAAGACATTAACTTGTTAATTGAAAATCAAAAGAAATTAGATGAATCAATTAACGAATATAAAAATGAAATTAAAAAAATTGATTCAACAATATCTAACATTAGGATAAAAAAGGAAGTTGTTAATAACTACTATGAACAAAAAGGGAAAGAGATTAAAGACGCTAATGTAAAACAAGTTGATAGTTTATTAAGATCAAGATACAATTTTTAATTATGAAAAATATAATAACAATATTATTTCTTTTGGTGTCAATGACATCATTTGGTCAACTTACAAAAGTTGATACAACTGAAATATGTTTACCATATAGTGTTGGTAAACAAATCATGTTGGACCTTAATAGATTAGATTCAACAACTGCAATACTTAAATTAACTGAAGTAGAAGTTATTGAATTAAATAAAAAAATAGGATTCCAACAAGGAATTATTGTCAACTTAGAAGATAAGGTTAAGATCGGAGATACTATAGTTCAGAAAACAAATGAGAAATTTGATATTGTTGACAGAATAAATAAAGATTTAATTGTTGAGAATAAAAAATTAAAGAGAAAGAATGTAATTATAGAAATAGTCTCAGGTTTTTTAATTGGGGCATTAACATATGAAGTAATCACACACTAATGGCATTAACACAGACAGAAAAAAAAGAGATTGAAGTTTTAATTAGAAAAGAGATAAAAGATTTCTTAGGGTCTACCACTGCCAAACAATTTGAGGATAAACTTATTCAACAGGTCTCTAAAGACATAAAAAGAGGTAAACTAGAAGGTGATATCAAAGATATTGTTGTAAAATCATTCAGAGAATTTTTTACAATGATGTTCCATCAAAGAAGTTTCTGGGAGTCAAAATTTAGGAGTTCATAATGGAAGATATAACCGCAAAAATTAGAGACATAGTATCATCTCAAATGTCAGGTAATCCTGATGCGAGAAACGAGACACTAAAAGGGCTTAAAGATGTTAAAGAAAGTGATGATAGTGAAAAACGATCAGTCCCCCAAGATTACTTAAAGGATCCAAATGGGTTAAAGTTAGTTTTTGAATTGGCAAAACAAAAAAAAACTAATAAGTTAACAATAAGAAAGGAAATTAAAAAACTATTAAAAAACCCTGAAGAAATTAACGACTTCTTAAATTCAATACTTTCATTTGTTAAATCAAAAAAAGGTAACGATAAGGAAGAAACAAAAGAGATGACAGGATCAGGTAGTGCCGGTGGTTATTCCGCTCCATTATTTGGTAATGAAATGAAAGAAAGCGTCTGTAAGATTTGTGGTATGAAAAACTGTAAATGTAAAGACAAAAAACATGGTAATGTACCAAGAAGAACGGAAACAAAAGAAGCCACAGGATCGGCATCATCAGGTCAATATTCGGGTCCCTCGATATGGGCAAAGTCAACTAAGAAAAAAGATTGGGGACCAAGTCGTAAAACACAATTACCTGGAGGTAAATTCGTCCAAGTTAAGAAAAAATGTAAAAAGTTTCCTTACTGCAATCAGGGGGATATTAACGCACTTAGAATCTTTGAAAACGAGACTCTTTCAAAAGTAATAAACGATTTATCAGATAGATACCAAATTCACGAAGATTTCATAAAAGAAATAATCTTCAATGAAATGTCAAAAAGGAATTTAATGTGATATTTATTAAATAAAAATAACTATGAACAATTATTTAAAATACAAAGCCAAAAAACTTATTAACGAAACTTTAGAACAAAAGGCTAATGAAGTTATGGAGAAACTAAAATTTAACAAACCTGGTAGTTCTTTTGATTACGTTGAAGAAGAAGAAATGTGCGAATCATGTGGTGGAGAAATGAGAGAAGGTGAAATGTACGAAGGTGAAACTTGTGAATCATGTGGTGGAGAAATGACAGAAGGTGAATGTATGGAATGTAGTAATATGTATGAAGGAGAAGTAATGGAAAAATTATACGGTAACCAAAAAAGAATTGATAAGAACCACAATAATAAGATTGATAGAGAAGACTTCAAAATGTTAAGAGGTAAAAAAGAAGACGTTAATGAAAATGTATTCTATGAGTTAACAACTGATGTAAATGGTAAGAGAGAAAAACTTTTATTTACTGAAGGTCAATTTGAAGAAATTATTGAAAACATTGTTTTAAAAGAAGAAGGTAAATTTAATAAAGGTAAAACACCAGCAGGATATGCTGAATATGAGAGATCTGTTAAAAAATCAAAAAAAGAAGGTGATGACTATATGAAAGATCTATCTGAAAAAATGAAAGATTATTTAAAAGACGGATCTAAAGGTAAATATGAAATGTCACCTAAACATTTCCCAAAAGGAAATGGTGAATTGGAAAAGATGGATAAAAAGGCTTATGTTGCTTCAGGAGCAATTGAAGATTATATTGATAACTTCACTGCGGCTGGTTTAGAGAACTTAGATTACGATGAAATCCATCCTGATGAAGATTGGGTGACTGATAACGTTGAAGGGGCTTCAAGAACAGGAAATAACCCTGAATGGGCAAACGCAGTTGAAACACCAAACAACAAGAAAAGAAACAAAATTAGAAAAGATAATTTATTGGCTAAGATTAAACGTAAGGCTTACAATAAAGCACCTCAACCAATCTTTAAAGATCAAGCGGGTGAAAATGAAGGTGATAAAATCATGACTAAGTTAGAATCTATTGATGAAAAGAAAAAACAAAAGATTAATGAGGATTTTACACGTATAATGGATTTAATGTCTTATAAGAAAAACACTCAATAATTTACAATTACGTAACTTACTATTACATTGTCCATAGGTATTAATCTATGGACAATTTTTTTAACTACATATCAAAACAATTAAGACAGGAGGATATTGAAGTTTGGTTTAACATCAACAATATTATTCCTGAGAAGATGGAATTGTATTACGATTTCTCGGTATCCATTCATAAATTGATTTTAGAAACTTATCTTGGGGATGATGATGGGTTTGATGAGACAAAAGTCTCAATGAGTGAGGAAGACAAAGTAAAACACTTTGATTGGTGTTGGGATAAAACAATAGAAAGTTTTAATTTAGAAAACATTATTTTCAACAACAGGGGAGATCATTATGAGTACTTCCAATCATTTTTTTCTGAAATTTATTATAACCAATCCGATAAAAAAATTAAAGATTCTATCAGTGTTTTTTTCAGAGATGTCTTTGATTTAGACAAACCATTTACACAATCTGATCTTGATATGATACTTAACATATACAGAAGTTTGGATAAAAATTTAGTCCTATAGTATTTACTAAGATAAGGTAGTAAGGTATCATTTAGGTACATAAACAATAAAATACATTTAAGAAATGGAAACTTTAGAACAAATTAAAATTCTTGTTGAGCAATTAAGTACTGACACAACTAAGTTTTTTGGTGGTAATAAAAGTGCGGGAACTAGAGCGAGAAAAACATCTCAAGAGTTAAAGGCTTTATTACAAACATTAAGAGGTGAAATCTTAGACTCAAAGAAAAATGACTAATATTGATACAATATATCTATTTATTTTCATTTTTTCAATTCTGTCAGTTTTCAGAGTTGTTGTAAAATTTATATTTTCCCTATTACAAACATCACCTGAAAGATTGGTGATGGGTAATAGGGAGATATTATTTCAAGGTGTTGCATTGTCTTATGTCATAACTTACACAATACAAAATTTTTTATGAGTTTTTTTACAGAATTTAATACTTTATCACCTTACTTACAATCAGTAAGAAAGTTGAAAACATATCTTTCATTTGACATTCATTTTCCTAACACATGGAAAATACCAAAAAAGTTTGTTGATGAAGAAACATTATTAGAAAATGAATCTACTGAAACAGGTAAAAGATTCTTTTCATTTGTTAGTACTTTTAATGAGGAAGAAGTTGAGAAGATCTTTAATAATCTTAGAAACATTATTAAATATAATAAAGACAGAGAGGAAAAGGATAAGTTATTCCAAACTAAGGTTAATGAGTTAAAATCTATTTTTGAAAAACAAAACTTAGATAATTTACAAGCATTAAAATTTGAAATTTCCGAAGATCAAAAAATTGAATTAGAAGATGGAGAAGAAAATACAGACCCAGTTAGAAACTCAAATTGAGTGGTTGAATAACGAATTAGAGAAAGATAGATTAGAGGTTGAAAGAGATAAGAATAAGTATATCAACCAAATCAAACAATTAAAAAAAGAAGACATTGTAAAAGTCAATGTTGAAAAATTAACATTATGGAAGAGAATAAAGAAAGTGTTATTGGGGTGATGGAAAAATTGGCAATGATCACGGACGCCACCCAGTCTTTATTCCCTAACGGTAAATCTGTTATAGTGTTTGAATTACCTGAGAACGATTTTAGAGAAGTTCAAAAAAACTTTAGAGAAATTGATAAAGATTTTAATAAATTTAAAATTGATATTTCAGGTGTTGAATTAATATTCATTTTAGAAAATTCATATGTTGAAGAAAAACCTGTTGAGGAAAAACCTATTGAAGAACCAATTGTTGTTAAAAAAGAAGGTTTGATTAAAAGGTTAATAAAAAGTTACTTAAAATAACTACCTTTTATAAGTTGTATAAGTCCTATATAACTTTGATTTAGGGATCCCCCCTTTTTCTAAAATATCATAAATGTATTTCTTTTGTGACTTACTTGAATCAGGAACTAAGATGCAATCCATTCTATTTTTATCTTGTAAAAATTTACCTAACACGTCAAGAAACCTACCGGATTCATTAACGGACTTCAAAGAGAAGCAATTAAAATCATCATCATTTTGAACTACAATTTTGTTGTTAATTTTAGATACAAGTTTCAATCCATCTTTAGGTAGATAGTTTTTAACAAACTTATCAAATGAAATTTTAGATGAGGTTTGTATGTCATAAATAAACTCTTCTACTAAAAATTCAGATACCGAAAGTATTGTGTAATCACTACTATCCAACTCTACTTTTATCTGACGACCCATGTCATCCTTAATGAAGTATGAGTTAAAGTTTTTAGAATCCTTTTCAAGTAGACCTATTTCAAAAGAACATGATTTACCGTTTTCAAATAACGTATTGAATCTTATGTCTTTATTACCCAATATTTTATTGTCGTAAAACTTTTTAGCGTTATCGTAAGTCTTAAACGACTTTATTATTTTTTTTCTTTCTTTATTTTTGAATAGTACGATTAAATAGCTCATATTAGTGATCACTCTTTAATTAAGTATATTAATATTTTTTTATAAATGAATAATGATAACTATTATGATGTTTTAGGTGTTGATGAAAAGGCGACACAAGAAGACATCAAGAAGGCATATAGAAACTTAGCAAAGGAAAATCACCCTGATAAAGGTGGTGATGAAGAAAAGTTTAAGAAGATTACTGAGGCGTATGATACGATTGGAGACGCAAATAAACGAAACCAATACGATAATCAGAGGAGTAATCTATTTGGTGGTAATTTTGCGGATATGTTTCATGCATTCAACCAACAAAGACAAAGACAAGAAAACCATACTAGTGTAATAACGGTAAACATAAGTGTCTTGGATTCTTACTTAAGTAGAAACAAACAAATCACATATAAACGAAAGACTAATTGTAATGTTTGTAGTGGTACTGGAGGTGAAAAGAAGGTGTGTCATACCTGTAATGGAGTTGGTAGTATAATTAAACAAATGGGTACAGGGATGTTCGTACAAGTTGTTAATATGACCTGTGAGACTTGTTCAGGTACTGGTAAAATTACGGTGAATGCTTGTTATAGTTGTAATGGATCTGAAACAAAAGATGAGATGAAGACGTTGGATATTAAAATACCACACGGTATTGAGGATGGACAATTTATACGAATGTCAAACGTTGGTGATTTTAAAAATGGTAGATTTGGGGATTTGATTATGAGAATTAATCTAACTGAAGAAAATGGTTTCTTTAAAAACGGACCACATTTAATTTACAATTCATATCTCAAATACGAAGACCTTATGAAAGATGAGGTGACGATACCTCATCCTGATGGTGAATTAAGTATAAAATTACCTAAAATAATGGATACTTCAAAACCTTTAAGAGTTAAAGGTAAGGGATTTAAAGTGGACCAGATTGGGGATCTTATGATTAATCAGATCGTTAGGTTTGTTAGACCTTAGAATAAAGACACAATGTCCTTATATAAGGAAACTGCTCCGTATATTGATAGCGCAAACATGATACCACCAGTAATAAAAACAAATCTTTGTGTTTTTCCCGTAGTTTGATTACATTTTCTACATCCCTTAACTTGGGTCGCTTCAGTTTTGACTTCTTTAAATTCTTCCATAATATTTTTTATATAAATAATTATACGACCAAACAATTTATAAGTGAAGAATTTTTGAATTGACATATCATTATAAAATTCGTATATTTCTAATAAAAAACAAAATGCTGAGTTATATTGGAGGTAAAAGTAAAATTGGAAAGTGGATAGTGCCTTTCTATGATAAAGACATGGAGACATATGTTGAAACATTTGGTGGAATGTTTTGGTGCTTCTTTAACATGGACTTAGAACAGTTTCCAAACCTAAAGAAAGTTGTTTATAATGACTTTAATCCACTCAACTATAATCTTTTTCAATGTATACAGGATCCTGTGAGACTATTGGAATCAATAAATGCGATACCTTGTCAACAATTTGGTGAGGAAGTAACACCTTCAATCTATAAAGAACAATTTGTAAGGTTTCAGGCTGAAATATTTGATGAGAATTTCAGCGTAAAGGCTTACGATTATGAAGTGGCGGCAAAATATGCTTATGTTTTAACACAAGTGTTCTCAGGGTCTAAACCTGAAAAAAGTTCTTTCATTGACTTAAAAGGTAAGTATAAATCAAAATATCTTACATTTAGAGATAAATTGTCTAAACCTGATTGGGTTGAACATTTCCTAAGAATAACTGAGGTGGAGAACATGGACTTTGCCGAGGTAATAGAAAAGTATGATTCACCAACAACCTATTTCTATGTGGATCCACCTTATTGGAAAACTGAGAATTATTACTCCAACCATGACTTTGATAGAAATGACCATGAAAGACTTTCGGAATCGTTAATAAATATGGAAGGTAAGTTCAGTTTATCTTATTATGATTTTGAACTTTTACATGAATGGTTCCCTGAGGATCAATATAAATGGGAGAAGAAAGAATTTGCAAAGGCTGCGGCGGCAAAAAAAGGAACTAAACAAAATATGGGTGAAGAATTATTAATAATGAATTATTGATTATTTTTTACACTACGAGAATATTTATAATAAAAACTTTACTATGGAATTACTTAAGGTATTAACATCTGTCATAAAAGAAAACACAAACGGTAAACGTATTGTAAATGAGGCAATGTCTGAAAAAGTCGTTAAATTTTTAATTGACAAATATAAACCAACAACTAAAGATACGGAAGCTCAAATTATAACGGTAATAAATGCGTTTGATAAATATAAAAACGGATTACCTGAAGACCAAAGAGATATAACTAAATTATCTTACGGTGTGGTTAAAAATATTGTATTAGGTAAAGAGATCAAGAAACAGGAAAAAAATGTATTCAAGAAATACATGGAGGCTAATAAAGGGGCTGACAAAAATGCGGTTAAGATGGCATTACGTAAATTCTACGAGTTATATCCTATTTTACCGGCTAATCAAAGAGATGTGAACAAAATGCCTTATTTGAAACTTACTGAGTTTTTACAGAGTAAGTTTAATACTATGTTAACTGCCGCGGCTCTTAAGAAATTTAAAGATGAAGGAGCTAATGTAACACCTGAACAATTAATTTATTATGTGTCAACATACTTGGATCTATATCATAGATTACCTGCGACTTTACCACCATTGTTGTTCATGACTTTTGATGAACTTGAACATACATTGGATGGTATGGGAGATTTAACGGATGACATTAAAGATAAAAAGGATGATTATACTGATATTGAAACAATATATGACGATGAAAATTTATTGATTTTTAAACCGAGTGGTAAAGAACAATGTATTAGATTGGCTAACGGAAGAAGTTGGTGTATATCTAAATCAGGTGGTGGTAATATGTATTACAATTATCGTTTAGGTCACAATTTAACAATCTATTATGTAATTGATAAAGATAAACCATTTGGGGATCTTAACTATGCGGTTGTTATCTTAGTTGAACCTTATGGTGGTGGTAAGAGAATTGCTGATGGTCAAAATATGGCTGGTGGTTATTCAGGACACAAGAGAGAAGCTTGGACTACAATTGTAAGTAAAGTACCAAAGTTGAAAGGTAAAGAACATTTATTTGTTGCCGACCCACTATCTCAAGAGGAACAAAGAGAATTAAATGACTACAAGAATACTACAATCAATAAAGATGCGATAAAAGAACTTGGAAGTGAACAAGCAGCGGAAATGTGGCTTGAGATTGCAAGTCCTGATTTAACGTATAGAGGTAATGGTAATGAAATTTATAGTAACTTCACTGAGAACCTTAGACACAAATATTTAGGATTGGGAATGGACTTGACTGCGGAAATGATTAATAATTCTGAACCTAGTGTATTAAAATATTACGCGGCAAGAAAACTTCAAGGATTAATGGAAAAAAGTTTAGGTCAATTGAATGATACTGACATTGCATTCATCAACAGTCCTATAATGAGAGAGAATAAGAAAAAATTAAAAGAAAAATTCTCAGGTCAATTAGGTGGAGTTAGTAATAGTGGTTATGTTGGATTAGAATATCCAAAAGATGATAACTCTAAGTATGTGGCATTATTTGGATTTGATGATTTCTTTGAACACATCCCAACTAACACAACTATGATCCAAATGGAAAATACAAGTAAAAGTCCAATTGCTTTGGATATACCAGAAAGTATTGGTAAATTAACCGAATTAAAAACATTGATTATTGATAATATGGTTAAATCAATTCCTGAGAGTATTGGTAATTGTAGTAAATTGAAATTCATAAACTTACCTAATAACCCACAATTAGAAAGTATTCCGGAAGCGTTTGGTGAGTTATATTGTTTGAACTTCTTCTCAACAGAGAATTCAAATCCTAATATGAGAATACCTGCAAAATTAGAGGAATATATGACTGAGGATGAAGGGTTTTGGTTTATTAATTTCCCTCCTGAATTGAAGAAACATTGTGGACCTATAAGATCTTAATGATGAACGTAGATATAGAAATTTATATAAGTCAACTAAAGACTTTCTTTGAAAACAACCCAGGTGATTTTATGGATCTTGTTGGAGAAGTACAAAAAGAAGAATTCTTTCAAAAGATGAAGGAAAAATCTATTGAGAACTATGAGAAAGGTAATGACTTTATATTGACTAAACAACAGATTATTGATGTTGTTGTTGATCTTAAAGCTCCTGAGTTAAATCAAAAATTGAACTACGCTAGTAAAGTTGAAGGGTTTATCCAAAAGACTAAGTTTGGTGATATCATATTAAATTAATTTTTTTCATTTAAAGGCTTGTGGAATCCAAAAAAATTCCTATCTTTGTAATGAACTAAAAAAAACATTATGATCTATACACCAGAATTAATCAAGTCAACTGCACCGTCAATCTTCGCAACATCTCCATCGTCAAAAATGACAAACAAATATGAGTTTGTCCCAACAGACAAGATCATGGAGTTTTTTGATAGAGAAGGGTGGGAAATTTCATCTGTTAAACAAAATGGTAGAGGTATTCATGCCCTACACGAAGTAAAGTTCCGTAATGGACAACTTCCTGCGGTTGGTGATACTTTGGTTGAAGCAATCATCAGAAACTCACACAATGGGATGTCAGCATTCTCAATGAGTGCAGGTCTTCACAGATTGGTATGTAGTAACGGATTAACCGTACCAACATCAGTGGCGGACAAATTTAGTATCCGACACAAAAACTTTGAACTTGATGACGTTAAGATCTTAACTGAGAGTTTCGCAAAAAAATTACCAATGATCCAACACTCAGTTGGACAAATGATGGAACGTCAACTTACTATGGATGAGAAAGTTGAGTTTGTTCAAAAAGCATCTAAAATTAGATGGGCAACAGGTTCGGTACCATCAACACTTGATTTGGTGGACTTGTTGACACCTAACCGTAAGGAAGATGAAGGAGATGACCTTTGGAAAGTCTTCAACGTAGTACAAGAGAAATTTGTACGAGGTGGAGTTGAGTACAAATCACAAAGTGGTCGTAAGACAGGGTTGAGAGGTTTGAAAAACATTATGGCGGTAAACGCAATCAATACAAAACTTTGGGAGACTGCTGAGTCAATGATCTAAAATAAATGTGGGGTTAACAACCCCACATTTTTAATTTATATATAATATGTTTAGACGAGAAGAAGATTTTATAGATATCTTAACACAAAGACATGAAAAATTATATGGTATCATAAAAGTTAATAGTGCTATAGGGTTAACACCTAAGATATTAATAGAAAAGAAATTTGAAATTGAATATTTGGATAGTGTTGAGTTTGAATTTGAACTTAATCATTTAGAATCAATTCTTAAACATAAATCTGGGTTTTACTTATATTTATCTAAAATGGAGGTCGCGGATGTATCGTATCAGATGAAAATCTATTATGATATTGACCAATTAAACGAAGTATCATTCTTCATTAAAAACTTATCAAAAATTAAATAAAAATGGAAATTACAAGTGTTGAGTTACAAGAAAAGATTAACTCAGGTAAAAAAGTTATTGTAGAATTTTGGGCGGAATGGTGTGGTCCGTGTAAAATGATGAAACCTATATTTGAAAGAGTATCAAAAACTAATACATCTAATGTTGAAATGTATACCATGAATGTAGATCTAAACCGTGAAATTGCTATGTCACTTGGGATCCGTAGTATTCCAACAACCAAAGTTTTTAACTCAGGTGAGAACATAGATACCAAAATTGGTGTTCTACAAGAAGAACAAATAAAAGGAATGGTAAATGAGTTGGTAAATGGATAAGTTAGCAATCATATTTTCAATGAAGTCATGTCCTCATTGTAAAATACTTAAGGAAATGTTAGATAAAGAAGACATACCTTATGTTGATAGAGATATTGACGAACATAGTGATGAATACGATATGTTTGTATCAATTACCAAGAATGAGTATGTACCGGCATTTATGTTAATTGAATCGCCAGGTAAAGAAAATTCTAAAACTGAGCTTTACGCACCTGAAAGAGATTTCAGTGAACTTGATGAAGGTGTTACGATCATCAAAGAGTTCTACGAAAGATAATAAAAAACCCCACCTTGTAAGTGGGGTTTATTTTTAAAAGATTATTACATCTTCTAATCGGTCCTGTACCAAGTATGGTTTATATCCCTCAGGATCCAATATATCTTGGGTAAGGTCATAAGACTCCATTCTATCAGAGAAGTCCTCCAAATCAAAGTCAAATACGTCTAAAATCAGTGATCTGATTGTTTCAGGGTTGTATCTTGAGTTAACAATGACACTAATGTCTACTTCATTATCTACTTTAGGTAAAAAGTGAATAAACATATTATCTGATCCTATTGTTGATGAAATTTGGTTAAGTATGTAATGTGAGTAGTAAACCATAGATCTACCTGTACGTAAACTATATCCATAGGGGAACTCAGAATTAATTGATATTTCATCAAATGACTCATCTTCTTCAACGAATACTTTTTTGTTGGTGTTTATTAAACCCGTCTCAATGTTAGGGATATCAACACCGTATTTGATTATATTGATAACATTGAAATGTTCTAAACCTAATGATTTAAGAATGTCTTTATAGGTTTCATTGAATTCATTTTTTAACTCATCAATGTTAAGTTCTGTTTCACTTGTGGTCTGACCATTAACGACCATGAATACTTCACAATCTGTGATTTGTATAATTGATCTTTCTTTTGGGTCAATTTTAGAAACGATGAAATCGGCAAATAAATTTACTATACCTCGTCTTGAATTTTTATTGAATAATCTCATATCTTTTTTTGTAATGAATATGAGTTTTAAATGAATATATAAATAGTTTAGTTAAATATAGTCTCCGAATATATCATTTATATCTTTGGTAACTAAACCGTAATCTGGGTAATCAGGTATTCTAAAGTCTAACCAATCATATTCACCATCATCCATTAGTTGTTTCATCATAGTTGTATAACTACCCTCGTAATTTAATTTATCTTCACTATATTCACTACCCAAACGATTAGAAAGAAATTTTTCCACATCACCTTTGAAGTCACGTATTTTAACATACTGTAACCATTTAGTTTTTTCACCTGACTGAGTTTGTTCGTCAATTACCCTACCAACAAAGTGTGTGTCCAATTCTGACCAAATTAAACCATATATTTCACTTTGGTATGCCCCATTATATGCATTACTATGAATATTGTATAATTCACTTTTTAAGTCACTTAAATCATCACTAAGAAGTTGTTTCATGGCATCTTCATCCTTTATTAATTCATCTAAATCTTCTTCTTTGATTATGAAATAACCTTCAGTTCCTTGTTCTTCAGATAAACCTTCAAAAAACTCTGAGTCATATTTTTCTAATGAAAACTCAACATTACCAATTTCTCTGAATATATAATTTCTTAATTTTATAACGTTTTCAACATCTAATTCTTCAATTACATCCTCATAAACATTATTGGTTGAATCGTAAAAATCTTCATGGTAATCCTCGCCTAAAACACGTTCTGCAACATCTTTTGCCGTAGTATTACGACCACTATCATCAAATAGTTCAGCAAGTTCCGTACGGTCTCTTAAGAATAGGTAATAACCATCTGATCTTTTTTCAACATCAGTTAGAATTTTTCCGGTTAACCATTCTAACCAAACTTCAGGATCCTGTTGTATTTTATATAAGAGAAAATCATTCTCAAGAACTTCTGGTATAGATTTATAATCAAATTTATCCAAAAGTTTTGTTTTAACTAAAAAATCAAATGAGGGTACATTATTGTGAGGTATATTACTTAAATCTAATTCATCTATTAAACCTTTTCTAAGTACAAAACTTAAAAACACCTCAATCCTATTATTGAATATTTTGGAAATTGATTGCCAATTACCATCATTAAATTCTTCTATTATTTCTTCAATATCATTCATACCTTATAAATATAAAAAAAGGTGGAAAATACTTCCCACCTCAACTTTTTAACCAATCACCGATTACTTTTTGTTGTAATACTTCTCAACAATTTTCTTTACCGACTCTTGAACCGTAGATTGATTCGCCGCTGGTTGTTGTGGAGCTTGTTGAGGTGACTGAGCATTTTGTTGATTTGCTTTATTCTTACATCCGCATCCCATAATATTTGTTTTTAATAGGTTTATTTAATTATAAATATCAGAGAAGTTTCATATTTTGTAAACCATTAAATATTTATTGTAATATGAAAAAAGTTGTTAGAATTAATGAGGGTGAATTAATTGGATTAATAAAGAATATTATTATTGAACAAGATGATAATGTTGAATATGAAGATTTCACTCCAGAAGAATATATGGATCTATTAAAGTCTGTTAACTATAAGGCACAGGCCATTCCTAAGTTTCCTGACTTTAGAGGTAAAAAAATAAGAGTAAATGGTAACTTATCCTTAATGGGTTTAAAACAAATAACTAATTTGGGTGAGTTAATCGTAACTGGTAATTTAAATGTTCGTTCCTCAGGTATTGTAAGTATTGAGGGTATTACAGTTGGTGGTACTTTTAGTTATTGGGACACACCATATAGCATAGAACTTGAGAGAAGAAAAGAAATGGCTTTGAGACAAGAGGCGAAACAAAGACGAGAAGATGATGAGTGGAACTTAGATAATCCTGAAATTGATAAAGAAGGTATAATGGCAAATGTGGTATTTGAATATATGACCCAACAGGGAGATATTGGATATTTAACTGATTCAGAACGCGAAGAATTAAAAGAATTTGAAAAAAGAATGGAGGAACTTGAGGAAAGGATAGATAACGAGGAAGATCCTGAGGTTCTTGACGAATTGGATATGGAACGTAGTGATCTTCAAGATGATATAGATAGACTTAAAGGAAATGATAACGATGTGTATGATTTAATACCTGACGGTAAACATTACGATATGGATACATTTAGATCCGTACATGATGATAGTGGGGGTAATATTTATGCGGTTGGAACTGAACGTGATGCTGATAGCTCTGTGGAAGAGTATTATGAAGAAATGATAAACGATTTAAATAATTTTAGTAGAAGTACTTTATCGGACCATATTGATGGTGATGATGTTGCGGATTATTATGAAGATATGATTCGTGAATGGGTTACTGAAGATCCTGACAATTATGGTGTTACTAAAGAAACTAGTCTCAGACAAGATAAAGAAATTGAACAATTAAATAACAAAAAAAGGTCTCTTGAGATAGAAACGTATTTGATTAAAAATGGTGCTAGATCTCCTCTTATTGAGGAAGAGATTGAAAGCATGAAGTACTTTAAGTTTAAAGATTATATGGATAATTTATTAATTGTTGAATGGTCTGAAAATAAATGGCAAATTTACCAAAACGGTAAAAAAATTGAGGAAGTATACTATGAAGATGAGGATGAAGATGGTGAACATGAATCGGATAATGACTCAAGGATTGATGAAATTGAAAGTGAAATAGAAGACATTGATGTTGAAATACAAGATATAAAAGATTATCCTGATGGTGATTTAAATGATGATGAGGTTGAAGAAGCGGTTGATGATAAGTTACAAGAAATTAGAGATGACCCGGCAAGTTGGTTAAATGATATGGGTGATGAACTTGAAAATTTTGTTAATAAAAGATCATTACTGGAAAGTTTAGTTAATGATGGTGATTATGGTTCAATAAATGGGTATGATGGTTCATATGATACAGATTTAGTTAACGATACAACTTTTGTTGTAATGAGAATTGAATAATACCTTTACAGAATACAATTATATTATTATGTTTATGTTTAATGGCAAGAAATAAAAAAATAGAATTTGTAATGGACACCGATTGGATGTTTGAAAGGCCAATTGATAGGGAACATAAAGAATATAAGTTATTATCATATTTCCAACGTATGGGACAAAAGTTAGATAACATGGAACTTTACCCTGGATTTATAGAATTATCATTACATTTAGCAAACATACAAACACTTATCAGAGATAAGAAAATCATATATACGAATAAGAAATTCAATTCAGTTGACGACGAATTATTAGTTAAGGACCTTAAAATTAAAAATGTTCCTGATATGTCATCTGATGAGTATGAGGAGTTTACAAAAATTTTACAATACACTGCACCAAGAATGTTGGAGTACTTCAACATTGCAAAATCTGTATGGACAATAGTTTTTGATAGTATTGAAACAAAATACAGGAAGAACAAAAAGGAAATTTTATCCAACAAAGGTTTCTTCTTCCATTTGGATAAAAGAGACAACAAGTATTATGTTTGGGAATATGGGGTATCTCCGGCAGCAAAAAAATCACCTGAAAGTAAGACAAGTGTTAAATTAATTTATTGTGATGATAAAACCAAATTGACAATACCAAAAATAATAACTACATTTTCTGATACTGAAAACAGAACAAAATTACCGGTATTAGAAATGATTAGTAAAGGTGATTTCCCAATTGAAGAAACCTTATTACCGTTATTCAAAAGAAAAACAATAATGTTAATTAATCAAGCAAGAAATTACAATAATGATCAAGAGGATAAGAAAATAGAAAAAGAATTTTTAGAAGATTAAACATGGGTTTTAACAAAAGATTTTTAAAGAAAGAAAATATTCTTATTCACTTAAATGATATTATGACTTATTTAAATACCGACGCAGTGTTGTGTACGGATGAATTTTCACGTAATGTCTATAGGATGTTTACTGAAGGAAAAGACAAGAAAGAAATAACAAATTATATAAATAAAAATAAATGAAAGTTAAGTTAGAATACGTATGGCAAACGGAGTACACAAAATAACAGAAGATTTTGAAAAAGCGTTGTGTGATTACACGGGATCACCATACGCTATTGCATTGGATAATATGAGTAACGCTTTATTTTTGGCGTTATATTATGAAAAAAATATAAAGAAAAGTTTGGATACGGATATGATAGATTGTCCATCTAAAACTTACCCTTCGGTTCCTTGTGAAATAATTCACGCTGGTTTTAAAGTTAATTTTACTCCTGTTGTCGGAGATATGATTAAAGGGGCGTACCAACTATCACCAAGTAATGTTTGGGATTCCGCATTGAGTTTTACTGCCGATATGTATATTCCAAAATCACATATGTGTCTTTCATTCACAGGACCATATAAAACATTAAAACTTAGTAAGGGTGGTGCAATTTTAACTGATGACCATAAGGCTATGTTATGGTTCAAAAGAGCGAGATTTAGTGGTAGAAGAGAATGTTCATATCATGATGATAATTTTGATATGTTAGGGTGGAACTTTTATATGATGCCTGAGTTGGCAGCGAGAGGATTACTTATGATGAGTCAGTTTTATAATTTGGATGGTTCTAAGAGACATAATCAAGATTTAGAGTTACCATACCCTGATCTATCTAAATATGACATTTATAAACAATGATTAAAGCACTAATTGGTAATGGTGGTCACGCAAGAGAAGTGATGGCTCAAATGGGAATCAAACTCGTTAGGTTTGTCGATGATCAATATATGAGTAATGATACATTACCATTATCTGAATTAGATATAGAGAAATATGAGGTAATGGTTGCTATTGCGGATCCAAGAGATAGGTACGATACAATCCAAAGACTACCTAAGGGTGTAAGATTTTTCACATTTGCACACCCAACCGCATTAATAATGGATGATGTTGAAATTGGTGAAGGTAGTTTTATTGGGGCAAATTCTATTTTAACAACAAATATTAAAATTGGTAAACACGCAATATTAAATAGAGGTAATCATATTGGACATGATTGTGTGATTGGAGATTTTTTTAGTGCAATGCCAGGATCGGTAGTATCAGGAAATGTTAGAATTTATGACCTTGTATATTTAGGAAATAATTCAACAATTAAAGAAAAGTTATCAATCCATTCTCTAACTACGATAGGTATGAATGGTGCGGTGGTTAAACATATAGGGGAATCTGGAACATACGTGGGTGTACCTGTAAAAAAAATAAAATAAATGGAAAAAGAATGTGTATGTGGAGCTAACGTACTTTGTATGTGTCCTCCACCAAAAATGGAACAAGTAAATCACCCCCAACATTACGGAGGAGAAGATAACCCTTATGAGGCAATCAAAGTAATTGATGCTTGGGAATTAGGATTCTCATTAGGAAATACGGTAAAGTATATATCAAGAGCGGGAAAGAAAGATTCGGATAAAGAATTACAAGATCTTAAGAAAGCTTTATGGTACTTAGAACATCATATAGAAACATTAGAAAAAAAATGAAAATAATAGTAACAGGAGGTGCGGGTTTTATAGGTTCCGCTTTTATAAATTACTTATTAGATAACTTTGAATGTGATGTTCTTTGTATTGATAAACTGACATATGCTGGACGTAAAACGAACATTAAACATAATGTTTCATTCTTACAAAAAGACATTTGTGATGTAACCGCAGATGAATTAGGTGAATTTGATTATATTGTTCACTTCGCAGCAGAATCTCATGTTGACAATTCAATCACAAACGGACTTCCATTTGTTAAAACAAATGTTGAAGGGACTTTTAACCTTTTAGAGATATCAAGAAATAATAAAAGGTTAAAGAAGTTTATTCATATTTCAACCGATGAGGTTTATGGTGATATGGACGAACACTTCTCAAGTAATCATACGGCAACTGAAGATGATAATTTAAAACCTAGTTCATATTATTCCGCAACTAAAACGGCATCTGATATGTTAGTTTTATCTGCTAACAGAACTTATGGTTTACCATATATTATTACAAGAACTTGTAATAACTTTGGTGAACACCAATTTGAGGAAAAGTTCTTACCTACAATCGCTAGATCAATTAAAGAAGGTAAAGAAATTCCTGTGTATGGTGATGGTAAACAAGTTAGGGAATGGATGTATGTTTACGATAACGTAAAAGTAATCTGTGATTTAATGTTTGATGATGAGATTATTAACACTATATTTAATATCGGTACATCATTTAGGGTAACAAACTTGGACATTATAAATAAAATATCCTATATTTTAACAACAGACGTAAAAATTAAAAACGTTGAGGATCGTTTAGGTCACGATAGAAAATACGGATTAAATTGTTTAAAAATGAGGGATTATTATCTTAAAACCAAAGGTGAGATACCAAAGTTTTTAAATTTATTTGAATACTTAGAAACACAATATAAAAAATAACATGATAGAAACAGGAAAAATTATAAAGGGAGATTGTGTTGAGGTAATGAAAAAATTACCTGAAGGATCTGTTGATTTAATCGTAACATCACCACCTTATGGGGTTGGGATTGAGTATGATGTACACGATGATGATGTTGAATTTGATGAGTATTTGGTATTTGCTAAGAATTGGTTAACCGAAGCGTATAACGTATTGAAGGACGATGGACGTATTGCTCTTAACATTCCTTATGAGATTAACAGACAAAAGAAAGGTGGTCGTATCTTCTTTGTTTCTGAAATGTATCAGATAATGAAGGAAATTGGATTTGGATTCTTTGGTATTGTTGACTTGGAAGAACAATCACCACATAGATCTAAAACTACTGCGTGGGGTTCTTGGATGTCACCGTCAAGTCCTTACATCTATAATCCAAAGGAATGTGTTATTTTAGCTTACAAAAAACATCACATCAAAAAAGTTAAAGGTGAACCACAATGGAAAGGAGTTCCAACTGAAATTGAACAGGAAGATGGAACATTAAAGAAAAAAGTAGTGTATGAGGAAAAAGATAAGAAAGAGTTTATGGAACTTGTGTTTGGTCAGTGGAATTACTTTGCGGATACTAAATCACTCACCAAGGCGACTTTCTCCATGGATATACCAACCAAAGCGATTAAAATACTATCCTACAAAAACGATGTAATATTGGACCCATTTGCTGGATCAGGAACAACATTAGTAGCTGCTCAAATATTAGAACGTAGATGGTTAGGAATTGAATTAAGTGAAAATTATAAAAAGATTGCTGAGACAAGGATTAATTATTTTAAAGCTTTAGAACAAATAAAAGAACTTCCACTATAATGTGGAAGTTTTAGTTTTTAATGGTATTTATAATAAATTGAATACCATGGAAGACGAATACGACAATATGTTTGGAGATCACGCAATATGTGAATTTTAATTTTTTATACCCAAAAAATATTTATAAGTATGAATAAAAAATTAATAACAGAATCGGGAATAAGAAATATCAGAGAATTATCCAGAAGATATCCTGAGGCTAAAATATACTTTCACCAAGATTTAGATGGGGTTACCACTGCGTTGGGTATGAAAAATTACTTAGAAGAAAACGGTATAAAAGTGGTTGACGCTGAGATTATCCAATATGGTGATAAGGAATTTGCGATTAAGAAATTAGATGCCGAAGGTGATGTTATGCCAGTGTTAGTTGACTTTGCTCATGGTAAACCAATGTTTGTTATTCACACGGATCACCACGACACACAAGCTGGTGTTGAACAAGGTACCGCAACTAATTTTAAATCTTCAAGGTCAAATGTTGAAACAATATCTCAAACCGTATCTCCAAGAGACATTTTCCCAACAGATGATATTACTTTGATTTCAACTGTAGATTCTGCAAACTATGCTCAACATGATATTAGTCCTGAAGAAGTAATGAACTATTTGTTTAAGGTTGATAAAGATCAATCCTTACAAAGAAACAAAATGGTAATGGGTATGGTAACTAATAAGTTATTGTTGGCATTCAAAAACAAACCAGGGTTCTTGGAAAATATTGTAATGAATGCGAATCCATCTTTATTAAGTATATTATTAAACATCAGATCTCAGATAAAAGAAAAGAACTATGCGGATGTTGAATCTTTGGAAAAAAACAAAGAGAACTATGTTCAAACAATGAAGACACATAAGAATGTTAACGTTGATGATAATGTTATTGTTCAGTATGGTGGTGGTAGTATGATGAAACCAGGATCCTACGATAGATATACACCATTCAGAAATAATCCTGAGGCTGACTTCTTAGTAATTGCTTGGCCTTTAGGGTTGGTACAAGCGTCTTGTAACCCATTTAAGAAAGAAAGGGCACTTAAAGGTGTGAACTTAGGTGAGATTAAAGATGAGGTGTTAAACAAGTGGAAATCACAATTACAGGACAAGGATATTCCTCTATCAACAATCAAATGGATATCAGAATCGGGAAAAGATTTTGGTGAGCAATCAGTTGGTTTTACATTCAGAGATTTCAATGCGTTATATGGTAAAGAATTTAAAAAAATGATTGATGGGGAGGACATTCTTAATGATGTTGATAAGATAATGAAAAAACCATTCAGTGAATTAAGAGACGAAGAAATGAAATTGTTAGATTCAATTAGTGTGAACGCTTGGGACCTTATTCAATCTAATAGCGGTGGTCACAAATGTATTACAAATATTTCTGGGTTATCTTACTTAGGTAGATCTAAACGACCACCTGAGGGTAAATACAAATATAACGCTGAGTCAGATGATTCACCTTATGTAAAATTTACAAAGATGGTTCAGAATGAGTTTGTGAGAGTATTGAAAGAAAAAATGAAAGATTAATCTTGTAAAATAATAGTATCGCCTTCAGCTATATCGTATTTAATACAAGTACCACCTTTAAGTTCTAATACCATATCTCCATTACCTGTGTAACGATCGCATTCAGGTGCGTCACACGGTTTACAGTTATTATGTATTTTGTTAATTTTATTATCTTTTATAAAAATTATATCTAAAGATATGATACAGTTCTTCATCCAAAAAGAATGATCACCATCCTTCATTATGAATAACATACCATCAAAACTTTTATCAAATTTTTTATCCATCATACCGTTTTGTATGTCTTTACTGGTTATAACACATTTGACATTGAATAAATTATTGTTTACTATTAATTCCATATACTTATAAATATATTCTTATAATGAAATCAGATAGAAGTTCAGGTGTAATATTAAAATATGGTAATAAAGTTTTGTTATGTAAACGAGCTGACCATGAAACTTATGCGGGTAAATGGTTTATTCCATCAGGGCATATGGAAGCAAACGAAACTCCAAGAGATTGTGCTTATCGTGAGTTTTATGAAGAGACAAACATTAAGATTGAAGACGAAATAAGTTTGGTTGGGTTCATAACAAAAAAAGATGATGATGGAGATCCGAAGGGTTTAATTTATGTGTATCTATATGAATCTGACAAGAAAATGACACCAAACTTGGATAAAGCAAAAGATGGGCATGAACATTCAGATTTTGGGTTTTTTACGTTAGAAGACCTTCCAATTGGTAAAAATGAAGAATTATACAAGATTTTAACAAAAATTTTAAATTAAAAGTAAATTTTTTTGACTTTTACTAAAGTATTATATATTTATATTACACAAAAAAACAACCAATACCCTTCCTTTCTACGAATTAATTGGTTTATCAATATTAATCCCATGTTTTTTGAGAAAAAAGTATGGGATTTTTTATGCCATGTCATTTTTATTTGTATATTTGTAAAAACAAAAAAACATATGGGTAGTTACATCAATACATTCAAGAAAAAATTCAACAAGAAAGCAACCCTTGATGGGCAAGAAGTAATTGTTGGACAAGCAACATTTTTATGTAGACAAGATTGGTCAGGTATTTACACACCATCTGAAAGTAGAGAAATGACAAGAGCATATGCTTTGACTGAAAATGATCAACCTGATTATATTATATTTGAAGGTGAAACGGTTTATAAAAATAATAAACGTGGCGTTTGGTCTGATGGTTCTGGTTTTTGGTCAGGTATTGATCCTCAAAAAGATTTTGTTGGTACACTAAAAAAAGTGGGTAAAAAATTTGTAATTGAGAAATAATTAACTATATTTGTTATATGAATAAGACGGGTTTCAACATAAAAGTAGTAAGTGATAAGTTCGGTGATTTAATCAACGAGACATTCATGGATCAGACACAATTCAGAATCTTTTTGAAGATGGTACACGGAGCATTGGTATTAGAAGAAGACTTGAGTTTCTTCAACGGAGATACATTCTTGGTTCACATCCCAAATAAGGTATTGAAAGATTCGGTTATCGTTACTAACGTTAAGGAAGTTTCATTAACTGAACAAGTTAAAAGTAAGATTGAGGCGTTGGTAACAAACTAATTGTTTCCTTGTTTAGAAAAACAAGGTGGTGGAGTCAGACATTTATCCAATGTCGGGCCTAAAATGGGAACTTCGGTTCCCTTTTTTTATTTATTTTTTATTATATAGGTATATTTATATAATAAAATAAATTTAAGACACAATACTTATGTTGCATAAATTAAAATTAACGGAAAGTGAGATCAGAGACATACTAAGCAAACATGGGGTAAAGACCAATGTTTTGGTTGAGCAGACTCAGGATTACACCATTTTAGATATACAGAATTGGTTAAATACCAATAAAAATGCGGGTTTAGATGCCGACGGTAAATTTGGTCCTTTGACGGCTAAGGCCATAAAAAAAGCTATAATTGGATAAGACATGAAAAGAATTACAGATAGTTTATTAAAAAGAATTGTTAGACAAAGTCTAAATGAAAGTTATGGTTTGTTAAATGAGAGTTACGACACTGGTAAAGTAACAGTTGGTGATAAAACATATGATAATATTAAAATAGAGTTCAACCCATGTGTTGATGGTGGTTTTTGTATTGGGGCTGATGGTGCTAGTTACTGGCTAGCTAAAAATGCTCAAACAGAAATTGCAAGTATTAGTCGTAGTAATCTTGATTTAGCGGTAGATGAATTATCGAAAAAATGTAATACTTTAAAAATGGGTAAACCTCTAAGTTCAAATATTGAACAAGTAGTGGAGGATCTTATTACTCAGTACAGAGCGACAGATACGGTAGAGGATAAAGTTAGAAGTATAATTTATCAGTTAGATTTCCCATCATGGTGTGCTACTGTAAAAAGAGGAGAGGACCTTGGATATGGTAATATATATAGAGCGTCGGTTGCTAATGTTGGATCAGATGATTATTCTTATTATGTTGCTCAAGCTTCAATACATTCATTAACTAAGTCAATTGATTTAACAGAGGCTAAACGTGACGAATATTGGAAATCTGTTGGTGATAGTATTGAAAATACTAAAAAAAGTGAAGAAACATTGAACGACACATTATTAGCAAATGCTAAAAAATGTGGATATGATACAATTGAGGCATAT